TGCTTTCATATTTTGATATTTTTAAGGGCGATGCAAGTCAATGCACCGCCCTGTAAAACGCATAAGGTAGCGAATCCTGCTGCGCCTATTTCTTTACAAGCGAAATCCAATCAATGCGAAAGCCGCATTAATCAATGATAACTTTGCAGGCAATTTTACTTCAATTTCTTTTCCAGCACATTCGCGGCTTGTTTCCTTAATCTTATCCCAAATTATTTGGGCTAGTTGGATATATTCGCGCCACGTGAATTTCACTTTGTTGCCTTCTAAATGAACGTTTATCTCGGAAGCAAGTTCCGCAAAGTTCATCGAGTAACAAGCGATGTCACCAAGTGGACTTTTAACTGTGTCAGCCGATTTTAAGGCTTCTTTTAAATTAGTCTGCATGATTATTATTTTAACGATTAAAAAAACGTGTGATTAAAACGCCCAAGTTTACGCCCGTAATGCGTTTAATATTTTCAGCAATAGAATAAAGCTCCACCGTCGCAATTAAAAACGCTGCCATGTAGGTAATGTTAAATGGAAGGCTAAAGGTATTTCTTGCACCTTCAAAGATAAGGATGCCGCAAAAATAAACAACGATTTTTTCCATTGTACGGTAAAGCCCTTTGCTATTTATTTTTTGCTGCTCCTTCCTTGCTGCCAGGATCCCCGTCGCCATGTCCGCAAAAACGACAAATACCGTAAAAATTAAAAATCCTTTTATTGGTATGAAAAAAGAAAAAATATATCCGCAACAAATAGCGTATGTTATTTTTTCCCAACCAAGGTGCAAAAAGTTTATTAAAGTTGTTTTCATTTTATAAATTTAAAACTATCAAATAAAAACTTCCTTGCGCTGGATTAGCAGCAGCTGAAGAATAATTATTAAATCTAACTGTAACAGTATTTGTAGAAGAAACCCATGCACTATATGATGTATTTGCTAAAACAGCAGCATTTGGAACGCCTAATAGAACTGGAGTGCCTGCAACCGCACCTGTAACTGTTGCAGTAATATCACTTGATGATTGTGCATTAGTACTGGGAAAATCCATTAATGCAATAGTTTTATAACTATCTAAACCTAAAGAGCCACTTGTAAATTTTATTCCATCTGCTACACCTATTTCACCAATCGCATTACTACTATTTACACCAAGTACATGAGTTAAACTTGATGTAGTCGCCATTGTTCCAATACTTGCTCCTCCTGTTAATGTGCTAAATCCTGTTGCACTAAATGCTTGACTTGTTGCAAGATCACCGGTAAATGTTTTATTACCTGCCATACTTTGTGTTCCAGTTGTAACAACACCGCTGGCAGTTGTCGAAGCATTGGCTATTGTTATAGATGGTGTAGTAGTTCCATTGGCAACTGATATAGGCAAAGTTCCCGTTACATTTGTAACCGTTCCATTTCCATTGCCCGTACCTGCACCGATTGCCGTTCTAAAAGTTGTAGCATCCAAAGCACTTACGGTATTGTCAGCGTTAAACCTTGGAAATGTAATTGCCGATGGATTTGTTAAAGTGAACATTGATTGTCCTATTGTCGTGCCACCTAAATCAGTCCTCATCCCATCCGCTGCTCTTTGGCTCACTGTGTTATCAGCATTGTAACGAAGAAATGAAATAGCTGAAATATCAGGTAATATAAAAGTATTCGCACCCCTTACAGTTGCGCCTAACGCTGTTCTTGCGGTTGCGGCCGTTGTTGCACCTGTGCCACCGTTGGCAATAGGTAAAGTTGAAATACCTGAAAGTAGTCCTGTTGTACTTGCGGTAACTATTGTTGTGGATGCACTTGCAAGATTAAACAGTGTCGTTGCGCCTGTGACGCCAAGTGTGCCACCGATTGTAATAGCACCATCAGATGCAATTCTCATTCTTTCTGTTAATGCTGTTGTATTATCATTTGGTGTTGTATTAAAAGCTATGTGACCAGATGAAGTTATTCCTGCTCCTGTATAAATTCCTTGTATACTTGCGTAGGCTCTTCTTGTATCAGTAAAAAATATATTTGGATTTGTTCCATTTCCTCCTCCTATTTGAGTGCCACCTAAAAACATATTTGCACTCCCACTATTATTTACATTTAATCCAAATTTTACGGTTGCACTTGTAGATGGTCCAGTTGTAACACTTGTAAATATTGATGGTGCATTATTAGGAATAATATCACTTATTGTTAAATTACTATTTAAACTTTGATTTGTACCGTTTAAAGTTCCATTTAAAGTTCCACCAGCCAAAGGTAAATAAGTTGAAGCCGCGTTTGATTGAGTAAGATAAGTTGAAGCTGCCACGCCCGTGCGCAAATAATTTGTAAGCATGGAAGCCGTGTCGCTTACCAAAAGGGCAGCCGTTGTATCGCGCCATAATCCTTCATTACTTTTAAAATAAAGTGAGGCGTTATTTAGAGGTGATGAAATTTGTATATCGTGAAGCTCGTCTAACTCCTGTCCATTCCTTATTTTAACAAATACTTCTCCACTTCCTGCATTTGTTTTAACGCACACGCCAATGTAAACACCATGAATAGGTGCCTGTGGCTTTGTAGATGTCAATGCACCTGCCGTTGTACCGGATAAATACACCGCGCTATCTTGCGTTAAAGATGATGTGTTTAAACCAGTAATTAAACCTTCTGTAATTATATATCCACTTTGATTATTAGCAATACTTTCCGCAACAATACCAAAAGTATTAGCCGATGTCGGATCAGTTGTGGCAAGTGCTTTTGCCACTGTTATTCTGTTGCCCTGGCTTCCGGATAAATAAACAACGTCACCCTTATTAAGCGTTGCGCCTGTGCGATTATTAACCCGTTGGTGTAATTGTTGACCAATAACATTTGTAACGTTACCTCCTTTTAAGCCTTGTATAAGAGAGCCTTGTGTATCGTTATATTCCACTTCTCCCACTCCCACAGTGCCATCCTTTGCTGTGTTAAAGGTAATGGAATCAAAAGGCATGGTAACGCCCTGAATAATTACCGTATCGCTATTATTAAATTTCCAGCCTCCTTTAGTTTTAATATAGCTAAATAGGACATTGTTAAGCGTATCAAATAAATGATAGGCATTATTTATAGTAAAAGGTTTTAGAGCCGTTGTGTCCGAAGCGCGGCCCCTAAAAAGCAATCCATCGCCCGTAGTCTGATAACCCAATCGTTGTTTATTTCCTGTTGATGGATACTGGGCAATGGCAAAGGTAGAGGCTAAAATAATAGAGATAATAACAAGCCCTTGCTGTTTATTACCTACTTTATTAATGACCTTTTTCCCGATGCCAAGAACAAGCTCCCGAAACAAGGTTAGGGCAATATCTCCCATAACTTTTAAAAACTTTCTTTCTTTTTTTGGCTTAATTTCTTCCATTAGTTTATGTTTATGGCAAATACTATATAATTACTTCCATTGTAATGGCTGTTAGAATCTATGGTAATAGTTGCAGGTAATGTTATAGTATATTGACTATCTACTAATTTCTGCCCATTCTGGTAAACGTGAATGGATGCGTTTAAATTTGTTGTTGGTAGTTTTCCGTTATTCTGAGTCCAAGTCAAAATATTAGAGGAGGTATCAAGAAATTCTTGATTAAAGATGGAAACAGCGGAGCCATTTACCGTCACATTGTTTATCGTTTCCGTGACATTATTATTTACCACTCCACCACTACCGGCATTGTTTGCCACCTGGTTAAAGTCGCGAGGTTTTGATAATACTGTGCGCTCTGTATAGTTAGGCATCGAGTTCTATTTTAAAGTAATCACCTTGCCAAATCTCTGTTTTTAAATCAAGACTACCCCTTTCAAAAACGTAATATCCGGATGAATATTCTATAACCTTGTGAGGTAGGTAAGGATTGTCAACGGATAGATTTTGGAAAGGCATATCTACCATGCGTAGCTTTGGAGTGAGCTGACCGCGAATCACTTCATTTACTAATAGCTGCGTGACGTTATTAAATCCAGATCCATTTCCAACATCCCAGCTGTTGCTATTTTCAAATGCACCTGATTCTAATACTTTTAATCCTCCATCCGTTGTTTTACTGGGCCCGTCACCAAGATATGTATCAAGGCTAAATACAGTGGAAGATTTATCATCGTTATCCGATCCGTATTCAAGAATATCACTTTGCCCAGACACAGCACCGGTAGGTAAAAATTCAAGGTAATTATTGCTAAGCAAATAAGATACGGTAAAGTTTGAAATTATACTGCTACCTGCTTCATTTCTCATTTGCTTTAACCTCATTTCCCATACATACTCCGCACTTTCTGGAATGTCTAACGTATCAAAAGTGATTGTTTTATAAGCAACAAAAGCAGCATCCGCCGTTATTGTTTCCGTGTTAAACTCATATTCATAAAAACTATTCTCCCAGGTTGCAGGCTCTAATTGAAAGTTAAAACCATTAGTATAGTTTACACCTCTTTTTAAATATTTATTTTCCTGCTTTACTTGTAATGACTTTATTTTACCGGTAAACTTTGGAGTAGATATACTATCTAATTTTAAAGTATCTGTATTAGTGGATAAAATAACGTAATCGTAATCGCCACTTTCTGTAATTGTTTTCGTTACTCCTCCTAATCGCAATCTAAGGCTGCCACTATTTTCAATATCAACTTTTATTTTAACATAATATTTTCTTCCTGACGTAACAGTAAATGTAGTATAAAATGCTTCCGTAGCAATTAATGTACCTTCGAGTATTTTATTATCAATTAACCATCCACTGCCCAATGTCCAGTTAGCAGATTCAAACCCTTGTAATGGGAAGCTATTAATTATAGATGCTACCTTAACGGCAAATACAAATTGAAAAGGTTCAAAGTTTACAGGATTTAAAGCTTGTGCGTAAAATCCAAGTATACCTGTATAAGATAATCGAGCATCCGGATTAGAGGCATCTAACGTCGGAGTAGTTGTAATTACCGGAGTGCTATTTGTAGCATAGTTATATTCTACACCTGCTAATAAATTCTGTTTAGCAAAATGATTGTAGCGTATAACAACATTTTTTAAAGCAGGATAGTACGTCCATTTACCACCGCTCAATCTCATTAATTTGCTTCCTGGAAGATTAGTTTGAATATTGGATAGCGTTAAATCTGCGGTAAATGTACCTGATTGTTGAACACCTAAAGCACTATATTTAAAATATCTTTTAGTTGCTGGAGTTCTTGAATATTCATTTACTTGAATAAACCAATATTGATTCCCACTAAATATTAATCTCGCTCCAAACGTTTGACAAATCTTCTTTAAAACGTCGTAGCAACTTTGATATACATAATTACTTTTTGTGTCTTTGTGATAAAATGCTCTATGTTGAATGACTGTCAATAAAGAATAATCACTATTTGCACTATATGCCGTTGTGTTCTCATGCCAGTTAAAAATAGTATGTAACACTGGCAAATTATTTGCTACTAAGTTTTCCTGTACAAAATCCAGTTGATTAAGGCAATTTAAAATGTGTTGTACAACAGTGTCCTGCCCAATATAAGGCCCAACTGCGCTTTTGTAGTCTAATGTCTTTAGCCAACCTAAACCATCTATTGCAGATATTTGAGCCTGGTAACCTAATGACAAAGGCACATCCTCAAATTCAACTAAATCTGTAACTATATAACCATACCATTTAAATGATACAGTAGTATTATCATCCTCATACGCTGTCAACTCCATTGTAAATCTTCCCTCAACTGCCAAGCCAATGTCAAGGAGCAAGGTTTGAAGATCATTATTATTTATTAGTAATGACAATGAACAACGAGATCCAATGATAGGTGTAAACCTCTCCTGCCCTTGCTGACTTTCACTGTCATATTGCAGCTGTAAACCAATAGTATCAAAACCATAAGTCATACCGGAAAAGACCTTGTCTTTAATAGCAACTACTATTTTCCTGCCTTTTTCGTTATACACTGTCGTTTGAAACCTTGCTGCCATTATTGTACTCTGTTAAGACCTTTCTGTGACCTATTTAACAATATAATCAAATCATTACCGCTTATCCTTGTCTCCAATGTGCCACCTACTCCCATATCTCCCATCATGCTTTTTAACTTTGATAAAGGTGCGATAACTTCTGGATCAACACGCGCGTTTCTGTTATCTCCAACTGTTGCCATTGTTGGGCCATATGCTAGTCCGCCTTCGGCTAATTTAGGCGCGCCAATTTTCATTATTAATGACCTTGCTACACCTCCAGCAGCAGCAGCAATAGCAGGCGCAATAGCCACCATGAAAGGAGATAATGGTACAGATGCTAATGCTTTTGCTACATACATTCTAATAAAATTAGCAATAATGTCAGCAATACTTTTTCTTACAGCAGCAGCAAGTTCCTTCATACTTTCAAATCCACTTGCAGCTAATTCACCAAAACTTAATATACTATTAGCTATTATTTTTTGACCATCACCTAACATATCATAAGCACTTTTTGCCGTAGGTGAAATATTATTAAATGATTTAGCTACATCTTCATTTGTCTGTTTTAATCTTTCATTTGCAGCTGATATACTTTCTAATTTATCTGGTAGTAAATCTAAGGTAGGAAGTAAATTTACTGTATCTATTGGAGTATTTAAAGCCGCTGCAACTCCTTTAACACCTCCTCCCGTTCCTCCTCCTGTTGGTGCGCCACCGCTGCCAAAAACTAATTCACCTGTTCCTTCTGTTCCTGCACCGCCTCCACCTTTGCCCGGTGCAGCCATGAATAGGCTTTTAAATTTACCTTTAAGACTATCTACTGTTTCGCCTATTGTTTTAAACTCCGCTGCAACTACTTTCTGTTCTTCCTGGTATTTTGTCATACCACTAACATCAAATAATTGATATCCCATTGCCTTTTGTAGCTTATCAATAGCCATCATAAAATCAGCTACTCCTTTGTTTGCGCTGTTTTTTATGTTTATCCAAATGTTTGTAAACCTATCGCTAAAGGCTTTCCAGTTATCGTAAACATATAAAGCAATCGCACCAACAGCCGCAATGGCTAAAGTAACACCAAGTATGGCAGGATTTTTTAATATGGTAGTAAATGCACTTACAATAACTCCTTTTAATTTTTCAAATGTTTGCATTATTAAACGAGTAGTACCTATCAATGCACTAAAGGTAGTAATCAATTTTCCTACTATAAATATTGCAGGGCCCAATGCCGCAACAAATAAACCTGCCTTAACTATAAATCCCTGTGTTTCCGGATTAAGTGACTTAAAACCATCTACTAATCTTTGCAATCCTTCGCTCAATGCTGCGGCAACCGCTTCTAAATTTAATGTATCATTAATTGCTTTGCCTAATTCTGCTAATGATGCACCAACATTGTCTTTTAAATTATCAAAAGTATTAGCTAAACCACCATTAGCCCTTTCTAAATTTCCTAATGCACCAACAGACCTTTTTATAAATTCTTCGCTACTGATTCCCAGTTCTCTAATTCCTTCAGCTGTAACTACGCCAAATTCCTCCTTCATTACTCGCGCAAACTCTGGAAGCCTTTCTTTAATTTGATTTAAATCCTCCTGTGTAACTTTGCCAACCGCGCTTATCTGTGAGAGTGCTAATACTACTCCATCAAATTGTTCTGCACCACCTCCTGCCCTTGCTACGGCATTGCCAAATTGTGTAATTGTTTCGCGAGCTGCATCGGCA